GCATTTGCACAGCACGGCGGCGAGAGCGACGGATCGCGCTATCCGTTCGAGCTGGCGCTGCGAATGACTGCGGCAAACAGCTTGGTTGTGGACATCCGAGATATGTACGTTGTGCCGCTGGAGTCCGGTATCTAACCCCCCTCGCGCGGAGGTTAAGTTACGCCCAACAGAAGTACCCTTCTGCTTGCGGTAAGACGGATAGCGTAGCGTAGTATGCAAAAAGGCGGGCGAGAAAGTTAAGTAGCATTACCCGCCTTTTTGCAATCAATTGCACGCAAAGCCGGAAGGTGAGCTATGGGCCTACTACACACCATTATAAGCAAACTACTCCCAAGTACGCACACACTAGGGGAGTGGTTGGATATATACAGCGAACTACTGCGCCGTAGGGATATACAGGCTAAAACTCTAGACAACCGACTAAACTATATACGGAAAATTCGTGCGGAGTTTGGCGACACCCGCATACAGGACATATCGGCACGCAGCTTAGCTATCTGGCTAGAAACTGTAGGTAAGGTACATCCGTTTCTTGCGAAAAAGCTGTATGTAGAACTAAAAGCAATTTTTCGGGCAGCTATGGTGTATGGCTGGATAGCGCGAAACCCCGCGGACTTACTTACACCTAGTAGAGTAACAGTAGCTAGGTCTAGGCTATCTATGGAGCAGTTCCTGTGTATTCTAGACTACGCTAAACGTAGTATGCCTCCTTGGGTCTCCGCGATGCTCCTACTTGCTATAATGACCGGGCAGCGCAGACAGGATATACATGCCATGCAGTACCAGGATGTGTGGTACGAATCCTCTGGTAATAGGTATCGAAGGTACTTGCACGTACGGCAAGGTAAGACGGGTAGGCGGCTAGCGATACCTCTAGCGTGGCGATCCTCTACCCTATGCATGACGCTGCATGACGTTATAGAGTACTGTAGAGCGTTTTGCGGAAAAAGCCAGTATCTAGTAGCTAAAACGAATGGGCTGCCCCCGGCACTCTCATACATGTCCTACAGTTTCCAAGTAGCCCGAAGGGGAGCTGTACCGGACGCACTGTTTTTACCAAAATACCCGCCAAGCCTGCACGAGTGCCGTTCTCTTTCTGCCAGAATGTTCTACACGGAGGGTAAGACAAACGTGCGCCAACTCTTAGGCCATAGCAGTCCATCCATGACAGACGCCTACCTAAATGATCGCGGATTACGCGCCCGAGCCGGTGGGTGGGAATTGATAGAATAGGAGATACAGATGTGGTTCGATACGTATCAGTCGTTGTTGCTGTATTGGGGGTTCTTGCCTTATCGGTATTTGGCGGCTATGAGTACCGAAATGCGCAATGTGAGAGAGATACTGAAATTGCCCTCCGCGAAACTTCGGACGCCCTTGCTGTCCTTGCACGTCAATACGCTGCCGCTGATTCTGCGTACCGAAAGGAAAAAGAAAGGCGAGTACTTGCAGCTAATCAGGGAAAACTAAATGCGGAGGAAGCGCTTAGGCTACTTACTACTCGCGGCGGCGGTTGGACTACTGACGAGCGGGATGTCCTGCAACAAAACTATTGTGCGGCCTTCGGGGACGCCCCCGCCTGCACCCTGCCAAAGTAGATGCTTGCCGTATCTTCCGCCTATCCCGCCCGCGGATGCGGTACTCGAACAGCGCGAGTGGGTAGTAGATGCCGTGTGGTACTATGCAGAGTGTAGTACTACGCACAACGCTTGCGTAGAGGAGATCGAACGGCGATACCTAGGAGAGTAGATTGTGGCAGACGGTAAAGGTGTAAAGCTACGGTACATTATCCGTCCGGGATGGATGCTGAGTCAGCATGACGGGCAATCCCACTATATAACGCCGCAGGAGCTAATTCGTCTGTACGAGGTAGACCCCCGCGAATGCGTTATAGTACGCCCGGACCATAAGATTCCTAGGGAGTATATGTCTTTGCACATACTAGCCCCGAGGTACGACGGAAAGTACCGTAAGCCTATCTGACGTATAACACCGGCAGTGGTTGTATCATAATAGCCCTTGGGTTCTCGCCCGAGGGCTTTGTTTTTTGCAAACGATTTCAAAAGGTACTGGTATGGACATCAGCAGCGACGAGACTTCCCGTAACTCGGTAAAAGAGTTTCAAGAGGAACTAACTACCCTTATCGACGCGGGCGCGGGCATTATTCATGTACGTACGCACGAGCCTATCCGCGCTTCCCTGGAAATCCGCAAAATCGCTCTGGCGGATGGCTTTACCGTACGGGAATGGGATGTAGTCAACGGCTTCCGTGACTTTACAGAGGATGACATCGGTAGCGTAGTCAAGCGCGGGGACGGCAACATCGACGCTATGGCTGCCTTTGCTACCCCGCTTGACCATATCCGTGATCCTGGACACGCACGGACACGGCAGTATTACGTCTACGTGGGTCTCCACCCATTCATGGAAAACAACCCGCAGATGCACTATCTGGTAAGCCTATACGGGCACATTCTTCCCGCGTGGGATTGCCCCGTTATTCTTGTAACCCCGGACATCCCGCTACCGCTGGATCACGAGTCCATCATGTCTGTGTATTTTCGGCCACCGGGGTTTGAGGAACTTAAGGTCTCCCTGAACTCGTTGATCGAGCCGTCACGTAAAGACTTCCCTGACGGTATCGATGTAGAGGCCGATGGCGAGAACAAGATTTGCTATGTAGGGGCCGGACTGAAGCAAAGCGACTTTGAAATGTACACCGCCTTGTCGATCATTAAGGCTGGACGCGAAGGTAAGACCGCTATCGACACCGAAGATATTATCAAAGGTGTGGCTATCGGCAAGACAGAGATTGTACGCCAGTCGGAGATTTTAGAACTATACCCGTCCGGGGATATGCAGAACGTCGGCGGTATGGAGAACCTGAAGAAATGGGTAGCACGGCGGCGAGGTTGCTACTCTGACGAAGCTAGGGAGTTTGGCGTAGAGCCCCCGAAAGGTATCGTCCTGGTCGGCGTTCCTGGGAGCGGAAAGAGTCTTATCGCTAAGTCTATCTCTAGCGAGCTAGGCGTACCACTGGTTCGCCTAGACTTCGGCAGGGTTTTCAATTCGCTTGTAGGTGCGTCAGAAAACCGGATGCGGCAGGCGCTGCGCCAAGTAGAGGATATGGCCCCAGTTGTGTTGCTGGCCGACGAAGTTGACAAAGGCTTGGGCGGTATCGGCGGCGGGGGTGACAGCGGGGTTAGTAGTCGTGTCTTGGGTTCCTTCCTTACGTGGTTGCAGGATTGCAAGAAGCCGGTATTTACTATAGTGACGGCGAACAACGTTACGGGCCTACCACCGGAGCTTATGCGCCGTGGGCGCTTCGACGCCATCTTTTCTACGTCGCTACCTACCTACAAGGAGCGCTATGACGTGCTTCGTATTCACCTAGCCCTCCGCGGTCGGGATATCGAAGACTTCGACAAGGACGACGTGGATACGCTAGTAAAGCGGCTGGATGGGTACGTCCCCGCGGAGATTGAGTCCGCGGTAAAAGACGCCATTGTGGATGCTTTTGCCGGGGAGGAAGACCTTACAATAGCGCATATCGAGTCAGCGGTAAAAGCTATGGTCCCGCTATCCAAGGCTTTCGAGCAGCAAATTACCGCGATGAACGAGTGGGCTAAAAACAATGCGACCCCCGCGGGGGCGACGGACGATACGCATTTGCAATCAACTTCAACCGCGACGCGAGTAATGCGCCGCACTAGGAGAGGAGCATGAGTGGCGATAGTACCAATATGGTGCGTATCGGGTTCGGTACCTACAACTTTAAGAGTCTTTCCGGCAGGCTTAGCGTAAGCGTGGTTACGGCCCCGTTTATCCGCAAGCTTGCCGGGCAAGGGGTGGTACCTAAGCATGGCACACCTACGCGGTATATCGCGGGGGAGTACCCTGAAGTCAACGGGGCACTGTATAGCCAGTTGCTGCTACCCCCAGACGGTACGATCCTGATGGTTAAATACAGCAAAATCGTCAACGGTCGCCCGTCTGCCGACGGGGCCATGTTTATACGCACCCGCGAGGGGGCGGGTAGGGTAGTCGTATCTGCAAACATCATGGCTTCCCCGGAGAGTCTTCTAGGTGAGACCTTTGTGCAGTTTCAGGGCCGCGGGGATGTACTATCGTATGGAGAGTTGATTCGCCTAGGTATCGATGTACCTAAGAATTTTCGGTTCAACAACATGGATGAGGAGGAGCTTGCGGAGTGCTTCACTATCACTAGCGAGGCATCCCCCCGCAATGCTGCGCTAGACATTATTGAAATGGAGACCGCTAGCGGCGAGAAAAAAGTAATCGTTACAGAAAAACCGCAAAGACGTATGCGTGTCAGGCGTACTTGACAAAGAAACCTATAGTATGGTATGGTATACATACGGGCAAGTTTATACAGGAGAGAGTACCGTGTCGCACACCACATCTATCGAGAGTATCGTTTTTTCCGACATGCAGGCACTCGCCTCGGCTGTTGCCGAGCTAGCGAGCAAGGGGATTAAGTGTTCGCTGGAAACAAATGCGGTGCCGCGAGCGTTCTACACCAACCAAGTGGGACTAGAAAAAGCCCCGTATGTACTACGGCTACACGATTGCCCTTACGACATCGGGTTTTACGCCCGCGAGAAAGGGGGATACGAGGCGCGTACCGACCTATTCGCCAACCGGGTAGCCGGTATCTTGGGTGTTAAGGCGCAAGGTAACGAAACCGCGATGCAGGCGGCGCTAGGGAAGCTAAACCAGACATACGCTATCCATGCAGCGACGCGGGCGGCTTCCTCGAAAGGTATGAGTGTCCGTCGTATTAACAGCGAGGACGGTGGGGTTCGTCTAGTCGTAACCGGAATGCAGTGAGGCTAAGATGAAGCAAATCATTATCGATATCACCCCCGCGGGCTCCGTCAAGGTAGAAGCGCAAGGGTTTAAGGGTGTAGGTTGCGATAAGGCTACCGAACAGATCGAGATTGCCCTAGGCGGTGAGGTGGGTAAGGACAAAAAACGGAAGCCGGAGTTCTTCCAGTCTCCTAGCACAGCGACAGCAAATAAATTGACCTTTTGAGGGGCAGGGAATGGATGAGCTAGTGATTAGCATCGACGCACAGGGGCACGTAGAGGCGATGTACTCCGACGAGCTTAACCTAGCTTTTTTAGGCGATCAGCGGGTGCGTAGACAGACGGATATCGCCTTCAATGAGCACACACAGAACTGGGATATCCACTACCTAGCGGAAGACGGACGCCGGATGTTTTCTCATCCCGCGCCGCAATTGTGCGGCTTCGCTTCCTACGAGCACGCACGGAAGATTGAGGTAGCTTGGTTAAACGCTTGCCGAAAAGTTAACATAAACCCCTGCTCTATCTCCGGGCTGTCTATAGCGATGGCTGTGCGGCAGTAAAGAGGCGAACATGAAACAGATAACCAAGTCTTTCTATACGGTAGAGACAGCGCACGGGTGGACTATCTATGGAGTCACCCGCGCGGGTTATCCTTTTACTATAGCGGGCGCGTGCGACGGTTTTCTTACTTCGCGCGACGCCCGCCTTTTTGTCATCAGGTGGTTACGTGACTGCGAAAAAGCGGATGTATGCCCGTCTTCGGTACTTGGTAGGGGTATAGCTAGGTACTACAGACATACCTACCAGCTATGGCTGGATAGCAGAAAAACAAAGGCTGCATGAGGTACTAGTATGGCTTTGGCAAAAGAAAGCCCCCGATCCGAGGGCGCAGATCGGGGGCAGGTGCTACAGGTAGAGGCCCTTGCAGGCAAGACGAACTATAGCAAACTGCGCGACGCTTTGCAAGACCTACCTGAACTAGCGTATGCAGTAGATACCTATAAACAGCGCACGCTCATAGACGACTGGTTTTCTGTGTATGGATTGACCCAACTCTCTAAGCCGGAGTACTTCGTGCTTAGGTTCATCGTCGCCCGCACTATTCACTACGGGAAGACGAGTGAACTCATCTTCAAATCACACTTCATTGATGGGGTAGTCGCCGGGGGCGAGTGGAAAGCTGCGCCTTGCGGGGTAAATAGCCGGGACCTATACGCCGCGCTGGACTCACTAGAACAGCGGGGGATTATCACGACACGACGAATCCAGACAGGTAAAAGACACCTAGCTACGCTATACACGGTGCATGTAGATACTCTTCTTTCTATACGCGGGAAACCAAAAATGGCGCTAAAAGTGCCGAAAAGGCTAAAGAATATAGAGGTACCAAATGGCACCTCACCCGACCTTGGACAGCGGTGCCAAATGGCACCCAAGAATAGTAAACAATTAAAGTCAAAAACGAATAGTGATGATGTAGGATGCGCCCCGGTGCGGCGCATCAGAAGAACGCGGGCAAAACTCGCGGAAGATACTGCAACCGATTGCAAAGCCAAGGTAGAGGAAGTCATTCGCACTACCACTATCCGTACGGCTACAAAGCAGTTGGAGAAAGTGCGCCGGGGCCGCGCCGCCGCCCCGTCCGCAATATCCCTTACCGATCTCAACGCTACATGGAAGCAAGCCTGCATCGAGGAGTACGGTCGTACATCCGTTGTCGGGCTATCCCATAAAGAGTACGGCATTTTCAAACGGGTGATTAAGCCGCACGAACTAGCTATGGATTGGCTTGAGTTCTTCCGGTGGGTGTTACGTAACTGGACAACCGTAAATGAGAGCCACTCGGAGCGACGCGAGTTTGCTCAAAGGAAGAACGGTACGTGGCTAGGTAACGGACAACCCCCGTACTTAGGTACTACTACGCCGAGCCTGCTATCGTGCGTAATGTCCTTCGCCAAGCTGCTCAAGCTATATGTTGACAGGGAGCACACCGCGCGACGCACGCCTAGCATGGCTGACCTACAGCGCGAGCTTGAGGCCACTAAGCGTAAGTTGGCGGAGGCTACGAAAGCTGGCACCAGCGCCGTACGGCTTACCGACTATAGTAGGGCAGCCATAGCGGCCCCCGAGAGTAGGCCACATACTCGGCCACCGGCCCCCTTGGATGATCTTGACTACGACGACGAGCTACCTGTCTGGGGTGCGGAAGCATGACTACAAAGGAATCCATCCTACTAGCGGCTAGGGTACCTAGGGAGGCGTGGCAGACTACGCTACCTGCGATGCAGCTTCCGCAGCTAAGGGAGTACGTGATCTCGGGGAGCACAGCGCCGGTAGTCTTGGCCCCCGCCGATACACGATCAGCCCCGCGGGCGGCGCAAGCGACGTATGTGTTAGCGAAAGAGCTAGCGTTGTCGGGCAAGCACAAACTGCTATGCCTAACGCTAAGTGAGTTGGTCTCGCTAGTATTTCAAGCGGAGGAGTCTTTTCGGAGCATCGCGCTTTCTGGCGTACACCCCGACACATTGAGCAAACTAGACGCGCTAGTCGTAACTTCTTTTGTGGATAGCTCCTCAGCGTTCTTGCCGGGGGCGCAACAGTACTACCTAGCCTCGCTACTGCTAGGGCATATGCGCAAGGGCGGTACCTTGGTACTAGGTAAAGACTCCACAGACCCGCTACACCATTGGTGGCCTACGCAGTTTAGTGCCTACGTAAATCTACACGGTGCCGTACATACAATACCGCGAGGGTTGTAAATGTCCGATGGTTTGAAATTGATTGCACTTATCTCCGAGAATGGTAGCGCTTCGCTGTTCAGGGATATACCGCAAGACCTTTTTGTAGAAGACGAAGCACGTGTATACACGTACGTACGACGCCACTACCGACGGTACGGCACGTTGCCTACGATTCGCACCATAGAAGAGGAGCTTGATGTCGAGCTACCCGAAGCGGACGAAGCGCCCGAGTTTTACGTAAAGAAGCTGTACGATCGACGTATGTACTCCGCCGTCCGCCAACAGTACGCGGAGCTACAGCGGTGTCTACGCGAGTTCGACATGGACCGCGCACGCGATGTTATTGCCAGTATGCAATCGCTCACGCGGGTGCTACATAGCGACAATGATGTACGAACGCTACGCGAGGCTAGCAGAGCGGTTATCGAGCGCTACGAGTTTGCCCACAGAAACCCCGGAGTTACCGGCGTCCCTACGCTGTGGCCTAGGTACGACCAGCTAACCGGCGGATACTCCGGGGGCGACTTGATTACGTATGTGGCACGTCCGGAGGTAGGTAAGACGTTTACAATGCTCAGACACGCCGCGGGGGCGTATATCAGCGGGGCGAGTGTGTTGGTAGTCACTACAGAAATGACTATCGACCAGATAGCTAGGCGGTACCTGTCGCTACTCACAGGTATTGACCCTAACTTTATAAAACGAGGTGAGCTATCCAACTCTGCGCGGCGTAGACTGGAGCAGTATGTAGCGCATATAGATGGTGCGGACAGGTTTCATTTGTACTCGGGCGGGATGAAGCGCAGGGTTTCTGACGTAGATGTTCTTGTACAGGAGCTGCGCCCGGATATCCTATTCATCGATGGTATATATCTTATGCTTTGCGACAATAAAAACGTACGCACCAAAGCCGATAGAGTATCTGAGGTATTCGATGAAGCGAAGCAGCTAGCCATCGCGCGGAACCTGCCTGTTGTAGCTACGACGCAGTTCAACCGGGTCGCGGGGCGAAAAGGTAAAGAGGGCTCCCTTGAGAACATCGCGTACTCTGACGCAATTTCTACGCATAGCTCCATCATCGTATCGCTACAGGAAGGGCTTGCGGGTAGGGAACGGGATACGCGGTGCGCGGAGTTTATCAAGGGGCGAGAGGGCGAGTCCGGTAAGGTGTATTACAACTATCAGTTCCGTCCGGTGAACTTGGATGAGCTAGCCGAAGATGAAGAGGGCGACGGGGGCTCTGCGGAGGCAGACCTTGATTGGGTAGCTTGAAATCGATTGCAAACGGGTAGAGACATGGCTAGGTACTCATATCTTCTGTCTATGGAAGAAGATTTCTTCATGAAGGATCACCCAACCAACCCTAAAGTGATAGAGGTTCAGGATTTATGCGAACGGATCACTTCTATGGAGGAACGGCTTGAGTTGTTGCGAGCACGTTTGTCCGAGGCCACTAAAGAAATGATGACACCACGGAAGCGGAGGATACGCCGTGCCAAGTAACCACTGTGAAGGGTGCCCGCTATCGGGTATCGGTAGCCCTGTGCGGGTGCCGGAGGCTTCGATGACTAGGTTTGTCGTGGTCACCGATACCCCTAGCGCGTATAACGCCGGAGAGGGTAGGTTGCTAGCCAAGAGCGCAGCAAAGCTGCTCGGGGCGTCTATGGCTGCCGCGGGGTTCGCTAGGGAAGACTTCACCATGTTCCCGCAGAGCCGCTGCCCGTACAACAAAGACGAATTTACTACTAAAGAGCAAAAGGCAATCCGCGATCATTGCCGGGGATACCTGGACGACTTCCTTAAGGCGTCCGCACCAGAGGCTATTATTCCGCTCGGTGCCGAACCTGCTAGGCAGGTGTTAGGGCGTGCAGTAAAAATTACAAAAGTTCGCGGGGTCATCGAGCATAGCCAGGAATACGGGACGAAAGTGTTCCCTATGCTTAACCCTGGAATGGTGTTGATGTACCCGCAGCACCGCGTAACGTTCGATATGGACTGTATCGCGTTGCGGGACTTAGCGGAGGTGTCTTACCGCCTCAAAGTACGTGCTCGGCGGATGCTGGGGGACTACGAGTTTATCGACGACTTGCAGTTTTTGATAGACGCGGAGCCCGATATCCTTTTCTACGATACGGAAACTACTGGACTATCGTTTTTTGCTCCTGGTACACACGACGTTAGGGACTACGATCCTAGCGTGCATGGTAAAGAGTTTGCGCCACGACCCGCAGTACTGACGCTACAGTTTGCTATCGAGCCAGAGAAGTCGTACATGCTTGTGTGGGATCACCCAGAGAACCCGGTCCCGCTACGCCGCAAGCGACGATTGCTTGAGCAACTGCGATTACTGCTAAACAACCCTAAGACTCGGGTGGTAGGGCAGAATGCCAAATATGATCGAGTATTTACCGAGTCTTGCCTAGGGGTCAGCTACCCTATAGGCGGCGACACGTTGATGCTGGCTACATTGCTGGACGAGAACGCTATATCCAAAGGGCAGGACATGCTTGTACGGCAGTATGTCCCGGCGATGGCGGGGTACGCTGATTGCGTAGACCCTGACACTCTGTTGCTTATGGAGGACCTTACTAAAAAACGCGCGGGGGACATACAGCCGTCAGATAGGCTTATAGGTTTTCAGGAGTATGCTGTTAACGGCACTTCTAGGAAGATGGTACCTACCGTAGTAGAGTCTGTTAGACGGTTGCGTATGCCCTCTTACGTAATTTGCATGATGGATGGGCGGCGTATACAGGTGAGCGGTAACCACCAGTTCCTAAGAGGGCGTCTATGTGAGCAGTTTGGGGGTGGCTGGAAATGGGTAACGGCAGATAGTCTTAGGGTGGGGGACTTGTTGAAATTATTTCCATTCCCTGAGGAGGAGAGGACTTTCGACGCTGGGTGGATGGCAGGGATACTAGATGGCGAAGGTTACATTACTGGCCAAGGTAATGCCGGTATGCGGCTAGGTTTTTGCCAGCTAGAAGGGCCAGTCTTAGAGGAGGGTATGCGTCTTTTTAACAAAGGCGAAAACCTACAGATATCGTGGGATAAAAGAAAAAGGCTAGCCAATGTAACGGTATCTGGCTATAGGGCCATGAGCGAGTTAATACGACTGCGACCTAGACGATTGTTGGCGAAAAAACCTTGGGAGGGCAAGGCGCTGTTTGTAGGGGAGGGCAGTCAGGGCCGTATAAAGTCTATAGAGTACGTGGGGCGCTGCGACGTTATGAGCATACAAACGTCTTCGCGTACTTTTATAGCCAATGGCTTTGCCACGCATAACTGCTTTAACGCCACGTATGACAAAAGCCGCATGTGGGAGATCCCTTTAAGCGAGCTTATCTCTTACGGTTGCGGGGATACAGACAGCGGGTACCGGCTTCACACAGTACTGTATGACATGGTACGTAAGGATCGAAAACTACTAGCGCACTACGTGAGGGTTACGCTACCTGGGCTGAATGCGTTCGCGGCTATCGAGCAGCGTGGCATGTACGTAGATGAGGAGGCCCTAGATGTATTTGAGTCGGTAGTAGCGCAGGATGTAGAGGAGAGGTACCAGAGCCTGATTAGTCAGGTCCCTAGGAGTATTAAGCGTGCTCACGTAGAGAAGGGTTTGAAGTTTTCGCGCGGGGACTTTATTCGGGATATCCTCTTCTACCATAAAGACGGTTTCCGGCTTACCCCTAAAGTGTTCACGCAAACTACAGCTAAGTTACCCCCGGATAAGCGTGTCGCCAGTACATCGTCTAAGAACCACCTTCCGTATTTTTACGATACGCACCCATTCACCTACGAGCTTACTGAGTACATCCAGAGTGAGAGACTGCTAGGTACGAACATCCGCGGCTTCAAGAAAAAGTACATTGTCGATGGGTTGGTACGTCCTACGTATAGCCTATGGACTGCGGTTACTGGTAGGTCGGCATGTGTAAGGGCAGATACCCCGGTAGTCACCTCTTGCGGGTTAGTACGAGCCGACGCAATCCGTGTAGGTGATATGGTATTTACCCACGCGTACAGATGGAAGCCTGTTACTGCGCTATTTCGTAAAGACCCTGCGCTTATGTACGATGTGTACTTAAGTAATGGGGGAGTTTTGTCGGTCACCGCACACCATAGAGTTATGCTGGATTCCGGTCTGTGGGCCGACATCGGCTATATATTGGAGGGCCTGGGCTACGTCATCAGCCAGCAGGCAACAGATGCGGAACCGACTGTTAGTACGTCGTGTAGCGATGACGTATATACCGGACGGAGTATTCAATACGCTGAAGGGTACGAGATACCAACAGTCAAAACTAGTGGGGAAAACTCCGCAGTACAGGAAGCGGCGGGCTTCCGATTGCACGGATGGGCGGGGGTGCCTAACCCGCCTAGGGACGTAAGCGTGGCGTCAGGATACACACGGCAGGTGCTAGATCCCAGGCGCGGGGTTACTATCGAAAAAGTTGTCTGTGCGGGGGTCCATAGAGTATATGATTTCGAGGTAGCAGACGACCATAGCTACCTAGCCTGTGGGGTTTTTAATCATAATTCTGAAAATCCGAACGGACAGAATATCCCTAAGCGTGGCAAGCTAGCCAAAGCGTATAGGCGTTCGTTCGTAGCGCCGCGGGGCTATCTAGTAATCGAGGCGGACTTGTCTCAGGCCGAGCTACGTATCGCTGCGAGTATGGCTAACGAAGCTACAATGCTTTCTGTTTACCGCAACGCCGGGGACATCCACACAGAGACTGCACTAATCGCGCTAGGTATTACACGCGCCAAGTTCAAGGAATTGCCGAAAGCGGAGCAAAAATCTGCGAGACAGAAGGCGAAAGCGGTTAACTTTGGATTCATCTACGGGATGGGGTGGAGAAAGTTCATCGGATACGCTAAGACCCAGTATGGTGTGGAATTCACCGATGAAGAGGCGCAGCGTATTCGCACCGCTTTCTTTAAGAAGTATTCCGGGCTGAGTAGCTGGCACGAGCGGCAGCGGCAGGCGGCTATGCGGGACGGGCAGGTGCGTTCGTATTCTGGCCGTATTCGGCACCTACCTATGATCTACTCTGATGATGAAATGGTTCAGCAGGAAGCGGGGCGGCAGAGTATCAATAGCCCTGTACAGGAGTTTGCATCATCGCTAGGGGTTATGGCTATCGGTAGGCTATCTGCGGAGATTGACCCTCAGTACTTGGCGCCAATCGCTTTCGTACATGACGCTATTTTCTGCTACGTCAAGGAGGAGTACCTTGAGTGGGGCGCCAAGACACTTAAATGGTACATGGAGAGCAATCCGCTAGAGGAGTGGTTCGGGCTTCGCATGCCGTGCCCTATCGTTGCGGATGTGTCGTTTGGTGAGAACTTTGGAGACACATTTGAAATGGAAGGGCTTGTACTAGACCAGCCGTATGACTTTACGCGATTTAAAACGTCGGACGATGGCGGACCCACTATCTACGTGCCAGAGCAGTACGACCCACCTAACTATGGTCTTTTGGCTGAGATTGACAAATAAACGTATATATGTATAATGGAGGTAGGAGGTATGCGCGATGACAAGGATACGTAGAATTCGCCGCGCCGCCGCGGCTTTGGACGAGGCTAGGCTCGATGCGCTAATGCAATCGATTGCAAATTTGCAGGACAGTATCCGCGCGATGAAGGTGCAGCTAGACGGCGAGACAGCGGAGCTGCTTAGCCTTATGCGAGCTAGTAAGTTGACTACGCACCGCGCAAGGGATGTCCTCGCGGAGCTAAAACAGTCTAAAGGCCGTGCGTCTAGCTACATAGACCCGCGGAAGTTTCAAAAGCTAGTCCCTGAAGAGGACTTTTTTGCAGCTATCGAAGTTCGTATAACCGCAGCCCGGAAACTGGTCACGGAACGCACACTGTCAAAAGTGCTTGAGACTACGCCGGGCACCCCAGGGCCGTATAGCGTATCTGTGACGCGAGTAGAGAATGGATAGAAAAACGATCCACGAGTTTGTTAAGACGATTGCCGGCCCTAACGTAGAACTCGTGGATCACTCTAACTGGGTGTCTTTTCGCTGCCTACTGTCTCGGTGGACGCACCAGAAACGAACAGATAATACGCCTAGCGCCGGTATCTCTATTAACGAAGACGGGGAGAGTGTCTACCACTGTTACGCGTGCACCACAAAGGCACGTAGTGGGCCGCTCGTATGGCTACTTCGTCAGCTAGAGAAGTATTCAGGCGACTCGTACCGCGACTTGATACGCGAGCTAGACGGCTCTGAGTTTTTGGGCGGGGCGTTACCGGAGTGGGGCAGCAGGGTTAGGACTAGACGACGCAAACTAAATATCCTAGACGACACATACCTGGATTTGTTTGAGCCGGCCACCGGGCACCAGTATTTACGTAAGCGCGGCATTGATGACGGTACGGCGCAGTACTTGGGTCTCTGCGTAGACCCGGAGGACTACCACGGCGCGGAGCGCATTGTTTTTCCGGTGTATACCGCCGATCATGGGCTTGTAGGCTTCACGGGGCGGGCGGTGCACGATGATGTAGAGCCCCGAGTTAGGGATTACTATGGTCTGCCAAAAGACTCGGTACTACTAGGGGCGCATCTAGTACAGCCTGATGATCCGTATGTAGTCGTGGTTGAGGGACCATTCGACTTAGCCAAAGTGGTCAAGGCAGGACTACCCGCCGTAGCTACAATGCACGCAGGTATGACCGCAGCACAGCAGCGCATTATGCGAAATCTGGGGCTACCTGTAACACTAATGCTTGATAACGACGCCGCGGGGCGTACAGGAGCGCAGATAATTGCCGAAGGCTTACTACCGTATCTTCCGGTGTCTATAGTACGGTACCCTAAGCGCGGTGTCTTGAGAGGTACACAATGGGTAAAGGTAAAAGACCCCGGAGCGCTAAGGGTAGTGGAGATACAGGAGCTAGTAAGGAAGGCCAAAGTACTCTGAGTTTGACAGGCAAGCGGTGTTTGCCTACTATAGCTACCGGCCATGAGCCAAAAGTAGATGCAGCAGCTACGCTGTTGCGCCCGTTGCGGACTAAAGGGGCAGTGACTCTACGAGTTGTGGACCCGCGATTACCTAAGAAAAAGCGAATAGCTAGTCCTATTCTGACCATTACAACCTCAGAGTTGTTAGGGCTTGGTTCTGGGTTTTTGTTAGTAAGCATGCCGGGGTATGGTTGCGAAGTGCTAGACACTTCTAAAAGAATAACGCCGATACACCTGTACAGGGTGGGCGTTTCGATGAAATTGGCTACAGCGCTAGCCTTAGTGTTAAATCAAATGTACGGAGTACAAAATGGCACGTAAAGCTGCTTTTTATCGCGGGTCTGAGGGGCGCGAACGCGCGGATCGAGAGCGTGAGCAAGCTGCGGCGCGCAACGAGGCGCGCAAGAACCAGCAAGACGCCCCTTTTCGCTTCTACTGCAAAGTAGGAGAGACCAAGCAGTTCATCATCTGCGACGATGCTCCCGACTTCTTCCGGTATGAGCACAACCTGAAAAACCCGCAGACAGGCAAGTGGGACACCTTTACAGGGTGCGTCAAGGAGTTTGACCACTGCGCAGCTTGCGAGGTCTCCGGGAAAGAGTCCTACTACGCGATGTACTTCACGATTATCGATCTTACCCCGTACGAAACGCGGGACGGTAAGACGGTAGATTTCAGCCGTAAGTTGCTCGTGGTAAAGCCAGCCCAGCAGAAGAAGTTCCAACGCATGTACGACAAGGCGGAAGCTAAAGGTAACACGCTTCGCGGGGCACTTATCGAGGTCACCAGGGATAGTGATAAAGACGCGTCCATCGGTAACGAGATCGAGCTTCTTGAGTACATCGAAGAAGACGATATGGAAGCGTACACGCGTACGTGGAAAGACCGCGATGGAAAGAAACATACCGAAGTGTGCCACGAGGTCCTAGACTACGAGGACATTTTTGGTGAACCGGACGCAGAGCAGATTCGCGCGCTTGTTGGCGGTGAGCCGGTACCCGGTAGCCGTGCGCATGAGCGGTCGGCGTTGGGCCGGGCTGCCGTATCGCGCAAAAGCGCGGGGCGTAAGGCTAACGATGACGACGATGACGACGATGACTGGGCCGCCCCTGACCGTTCGGCAACGATGAAGGCTAAAAAGCCTAGTCGGGGACGCGACGATGACGATGACGATGACGACGACAGCGAGGACGACGACGCCCCGGCTCCACGCAAAGCAGCCGTGGGTAGGGGTGGCGTAAAGGCTAAGCCCGCACCCACCAAACGCCGTCGAGCTAGCGCCGAGGAAGACGAGAGTGAAGATGACGACGCGGATGGTGAAGACGACGCGCCGGCACCGCGTAGACGCGCCGGTAGCTCAACGTCCGGGCGTCCTAGCGTTGGGGCGACGAAACCCGCAAGAAAATCCGCTGTTAAGGATGGCGACGAGGAAGAAGACGAAGAAGACGACGCCGAAGTCACCAACCGCAGAAATCCTCGTAGGCTGAAAGCAAACCGTAGGTAACCGGAGGGGGCGTATGCCCCCATTTACTATGGAATACGTCGCGGAGCGGGTGTATATCCGCAAACAACACTTCACGAAGTGCAAGGTAGCCGACGCGCTTACGGTAAAGTATCGCGGCCTTGGCGAAAAAGAATACCGTGTGGTTGAGCCTTGGGAAGATTGTGGGGACTACGTAGGGGTACCTAGGGCCTATGGATTGCAATTGATTGCAACGCTAGGCGTGACCGCGGAGGATAGGATGTCCTATGGGTACAAGCGTAAGTACCCTAAAGCCGTGGAGCACACAGGACAGTACGCTTACCAGCAGCCTTTTGTGGAAAGAATGCTGTCTCTAGCGCGTAGTAAAACAGATTTTCTGATAAGCGCAGCTACCGGCAAAGGCAAAACGGTACTCTCGCTATCGCTAATACAGAAGTTAGGGGTGAACGCAGTTATCGTTGTAGACCAGAATAACCTTTTGGAGCAGTGGATAGACCGGGCGCAAACCGCGCTAGGTCTTGCGCGCGAACAGATAGGTGTAGTGCAAGGCAATCGGTGCGACTACAAGAAAAAGCATATTGTAGTTGCTATGGTTCAGAGCCTAGTACGCCGCGACTATCCAGAAGAGTTTTACAGGTATTTTGGTGTAGCCGTATTCGACGAGGTGCATACCACCGGGGCTCCTACGTTTTCGCGTGTACTTTCGGCGTTTAGCGCCGCAGTACGGTTCGGGGTTTCTGCAACAGTAGATAGGCGCGACCCTCTCCAAAAGCTACTACACCTCAATCTTGGGGAAGTCGATGCTGAACTTACAGATAAACACGATACTTCGTACGTGTATTACTTGGAGTCAGATACCGTCTACTCGTGGTATGCGAATATCTCGCCAAAAACGGGGCGTATTCTTTCCGAGGTTGCAGAGGATACAAACCGAAACTGTCTAATAGTCGAAGCCGTAAAATGGTTGTATGACTCCGGAAGGGATGTGCTAGTACTGAGCGACCGGATAGAGCAGCTTGAGGCTTTGCTATGTTTAACGGAAGCCGCGGGCGTTACTTCACAGGACTTAGGGCTGTATTGCGGGTACCGCAATGTATGGGGGTTCCAGAAGGATGCTACGCCGAAACGCCGCCCTATAGGCTGGGAAAAGCACACGGAGTACACCCCGGTCAAGTATGGGGTCACGGCAAAGAAAATACCAAAAAAGGAGAAAGACCGCGTACTGGCAGAGTCGAGGGTGATTTTTGCGACTTACGGTATGTTTGCTAAAGGATTAGATGTTCCTAGGCTGTCGGGGGGTATCGACTGTACTCCGCGGTCTAGGGCAGAGCAGGTGCACGGTAGAATCCTGCGGGTAAAAGACGGTAAGCCGGTACCTATATGGGTGACCATTAGGGATATCAACTCTTACCGTATCGACCATCAATTCGCCAACCNNGCGAGTTCTGCGGAGATATACCTGTGGCGACCCGACAAAGGGATACGGAAGCAAAACGTAACAGAATTGGTCCGCTTAGCGCGGAAGAACGTAAACGAGTTAAAGCGGCTCAACATAGAAATGCAGCAAGACGGAAACTATATGCTGACGACCCCGAGTACGCCGCGCGAATAAAGCAGCGGGAGCGAGCAGCATACTGGAGTGACAAACAAAAACCTGAATCGGTTCGCGCGGAAGGTTTGCAAGTACCCGCAGTGCGTAGAGAAGTACGCCGCGGAGAGCAAGACGATATCCACTACGTAGATTGCTATACGATACCTGAGTGCGCAGAAGCGTTCGGTATGTCGTGGCTAGGGTTTCGTAGATGGGTAAAGCAGGGGCTAATACCGCCACCTATTCTGACGGACACTGTGCGGGGTTTTAGCCTGTATAGTCGCGGGGAGTTGGAGACTATTAGAATAGAAATAGTCAGACACGAGCGCGATTTTTTATACCTGAGCGTAAAGCATACCGCGACCATAGAGCGTATATGGCGCGCGGTGCAGCGTTTTAGGTCTAACCACATATAGGTGATATATGGCTACGGATAGAGTACGGAGGTCCCCCAGGGCGGACACTACGCGCAGCGAGGAGAGCAAGGTCTTTGTGACTATAGCTGATAAGCGAGGCAGCAAAACCAAGGACTCTGTTATCGAAGTCCATAAATTTATTACAGAGCCAGCGTTTATCCGCGTATCCGCGGGCGTCACTAAGTCAACAGGCAACTACGAGTCCTTGCGCGTGGATGTAGCAGTAACTCGCCCCTGCTACGTAGAGACCATAGACAAGGTGTACGAAGAGGTTGCAGATTACGTAGCTGAAAAGCTGGATGCAGAAATCAGATCGTATTTAGGTGATGAGGCGGAGGCCGAGTAATTATGACTAAGGGTAGAATCCAGCGGGCACCGAGAAATACCGGCTCTAGCGAAAGAGAGATAGACAGGACTATCGCGGAAATGCGCAAGCAGTATGGTGACGCAAGTGTTATCGAGGGAGGAGCGGTAACACAACCGGATCGGGTAAGTACTGGCATCTTTATCTTTGACTTCCTCACGCTCGGCGGTATTCCCATGAGTCGGGCATCAATGGTAGTCGGTGAGCGCCATGCGGGTAAGAGCGTTTTTGCGTGTCTCACCGCCGCAGGCGCACAGCGTGCGTACCCGGACAAGCAGGTCGCGTATATTGACGTTGAGGGCACGTTTGACCCTGTATGGGCGGGCAAGCTAGGGGTCAATACCGATCAGCTTGTGCTATTTCAGCCAGAGACGGGGGAGTCTGCGGCAGACGTTACCGACGCGCTTATAGGTACTAAAGAGGTCTCTATGGTGATTATGGACTCCGTGGCGGCGCTAGTACCTATGAAGGAGATCGACAGCAGCGCGGAGGATGCGCTAGTAGGGGTACAAGCCCGTCTTGTCGGAGGCATGGTGCGGAAAGCTACCGCGAGTATGATTCGTGAGAGAAAACGCAAACACGACGTGTCTCTACTATTCGTTAACCAGTTCCGTTCAAAAATTGGAGGCTTTGCCGGGTTTGGCGAGCCGCGCAGCATACCGGGTGGCAGGGCGTTAGAATTCTGCACGAGTATGCAACTGATTATGAAAAACAAGGAGAACACCGGCAAGGACGGGTATGGTAACGACACCATGACCGTAAATGAGCATAGTTTTACAATCACGAAGAACAAACTTAACGGGGGTGGTCGCGCGGGGGAGTTCCGGTTACTGAGACAGGACAACCCCGACCTAGGACTCCGCGAGGGTGAGATAGACGATGCTTCTACTATGATTGCCTACGCGAAGAAGTTTGGTGCGTATGGTGGCGGCGGTAGCTCTTGGAAGCTTGAGTTTTGGGATTACGATCTAAAGTTTCGGGGGCTGGGTGAGGCGGTAACTTACCTGTACGAGAACCGGGAGGTATATTGGGCGCTACGCAATTACCTTATAGCCAGCCAAGCGAATGCGCTAGGTATGCCTGACTACTTCGTTGAGAGGTTCCTACCATGACACTAGACTCTTTCCTGAATCGGGACAAACGGAAGGGTAACCCGTCATACCGTAGGTCTAGGGTGCAGGAGAAGTCGCTTGCCGTAAGGCTGCGCGGAGACACTACCGTAGCTTCTGGGAGCAAGAGCGAGAAAGGTGACGTACGCGTCAGGGGGCTCTTACGCGTAGAGGCCAAAACGACTAAACACCGTAGTTTTTCTGTTACTATAGACATGGTTGAGCAGATCGAGGCGGCGGCGCTGGCTACCGGGGAGCTACCCGCCATCCTTATAGAGTTTAACGACGGCGCAGGTAAGCCCATCAAGGAAGTTGCGGTAGTCCCCAGCTACGTACTGCAAGAGCTTGCCGGCGTCGATTGAAATCGATTTCAAATATGTCTATAAGAAAGCGTATAGTTCGGGGGGCTACGAAAACCCCGCGGGGTAGTATAGTTCGTCTATTCACAAAAGATGACTTGCCGGTATCCGAAATGCTACAGGCGGCGAGGCCCCCCGCAAGTCCGTTCAGGCGGGGGGAGTACCTGCATGTATCGGACTTAGTAGGTAAGTGCATTCGCAAGATTGCGCTAGCAGAACATAGCGGGCACGCAATGCCTGCGGAAAGCATATCGCACTCTATGGGTCTGACGTTTGCTCAAGGCACTGCGATACACGATTACATAAAAGACGCGTTTATCCGCGCGCATCGCAGCAAACTATACGGGAGGTGGGCATGTCGTTGCGGGGCTACCTGCACGGAGCACGCAATGCTATACCGCGCAGTATTCGGGGATACTTGCCACGTGTGTGAGGGTCCGCTGGACTTGTACGAGGAAGCTATATTACGCAGCGATAGCTTAGGTGTTCGCGGGGCACCGGACGTAGTGCTACACCTAGAGGGCGGGGCGTTGCATATAGTAGAGATTAAGTCTAAGGCACACGAGCAATGGAAAGAACTAGTCCGCCCGGACCCGGACCATGTAGTACAGGTTTTGCTCTACTGGTACATAGCGCGCGAGCTAGGCTGGAACCTCTCCGCGCAGGTATCTATACTGTATGCCACCAAAGGGTTTATGTTCTCGGGGTCACCGTTCCGTGAGTTTGTCCTAGACGCGGAGGCTTCACTCCCTCTACTAGCTGACTACATCGAGGACGCGCAAGCGCTTGTAGCGTTCAAGAACACGGGCGCACTACCCCGCAGAGTTCGATGCGCAAACATAAAATGTAGCGATGCCAAAAAGTGCCATGTAGCTATGGAGTGCTTCGAATGCGAGTAATGGGTATGGACCCTAGCGTGCGCAGTTTTGGAGTGGCTTTCCGCATGGCTAACGGGAAACTATGGACAGCGTGCATATCGCCGCCGGAGAACATGCGCGGGGTAGAGCGGCTGGTCTTTATAGAGAATGCCCTTGTGGGGTATATATCTAAGTACAAACCGGATATAGTTGCGTATGAAAACTACGCCTTCAGTAAGGCGCGGGCGGGTAGTCGAGCTATTACAGGGCTAGCCGAACTAGGAGGCGTGGTTAAGCGGTTGCTTTACATGCAAGGTATCGGTATATTGTCGGTCCCACCTACGAGTTTGAAACTCTTTGCTACGGGTAAAGGGAGGGCAGAAAAAGACGAAGTGGCGCTTTACATTCAGCGGGAAGAAGGCATAATGTTCGCCACATCAGACCAAAATGATGCGGCGGTACTTCTGAAAGTCGGAGAGGCTAAAGTAAATGCTAGACTCTTACCTCGCAACAGGGCGCACTATCAAAGGAAAGCGGTAGCCGGTTGCGATTGGGAGTTTGCAATCGGTTTCAACAAGTAGCGCAGTGTGGTTTTGTTTTTCAGTGAGTAGTAGTAACATACGTCTATGCGCACCGCGCATGGTACGGTAACTAACCTAAAGGTGATGGAAATGGCTAAAGCCAAAGCAAAATTCAACGTCGGCGGCACCGTGAAGTTCCTCGGCTACCAGGACGATGTTCCTGCGGATGAGCAGGTTCTGGAAGAGGGGAAGGTGTACACTGTTGTTGAGGTGAACCCCGAAGACAAGTCGCTGGTTCTGGAAACCGAGAACCCCGACTTCAACCCCAAAAAGAAAGAGTCTGAAAGCAACCCGCAGACTCTGATGGTCGATGTTTTCGAGGATGAAGTCGAAGAGGTCGAGGACGAGTCCGAGGAAGAGGCCGACGAGACTGAAGAGGTCGAGGAAGCGCCGAAGGCAAAAGCTGCGCCGGCCAAAGCGAAAGCGAAGGCGAAAGCCGCGCCTGTGGAAGAGGAAGCGGAAGAGGAAGAGGAGGAAGAGGAAGAGGAAGAGGCACCGAAAGCCAAGGCCAAGGCGAAGCCCGCAGCGAAAGCTAAAACCGCGGCGAAGCCTGCGGCGAAGGCCGCAGCTAAGGCGAAGCCCGCGGCGAAGGCTAAAGTCGCTGCGAAGAAGGCTGCCCCGTCCAGTAAGGCGGAGAAGCCCGAAGAGGTCGAGCAGTATCCGGCCCTCGAAAGCGAAGACGAAGAGATCACCGCTCTTGTCGAGGGCGCGGAGAGCGTCCTTGAGTTGGCAGAAGAACTCGTGGAAGAAGGCGCGGAGCTTGACTACAAGCTGGGCGGCGTTCTCTACCATGTGCGACTCAGCAAGGAGTATCAGTCGCTGGATGCGCGGTACGCCGAGAACGGCGGCTTTGGTCTCTACGTCAAGGAGCGCCTGAACGTCGAGTACCGCAAGGCGATGTACCTGATCGACATCTACTACAAGTTCAACCTTTTCGGTATCGATGCCGAGAAGGTCAAGGAGATTGGCTGGACCAAGGCGTCTAAGATTGCCGCGGTCATGTCGGAAGACAACGCCGAAGAACTTGTCGAGCTTGCCGAGAAGAGTACGGTGGCCGACCTCCAGGACACGATCAAGGAGGATTACGTCGAGAAGGGCGGTAGCAAGACGGCTGGCGAGAAGAAGAAGCGAGTCACTTTCAAGTTCCGTCTGTTTGAGGATCAGGCATCGCTGGTCACGGAAGTTCTCAACACCGTGGCGAAGGACATGGGCGTTAAGGACCTGAGCGCCGCGTTCGAGCATATCGTTGCCGAGTGGGCGGCGGAGAACCTGAATCTCAAGCCCGCAGCGAAAGCGAAGACCGCGGCGAAGCCTGCGGCGAAGGCAGCGGCTCCCGCCAAAAAGACGCGTAAGGCGGAAGTCGAGCAGGACGAAGACGAGTAATCCTCAGTAGCGTATAATCGGTAGGGCGTGACCTTCGGGTCGCGCCCTATTTTTTTGCTTACACTTTCTGGTGGTAGCTAGTCAGGCATGGAGACTGGTAGATGAAATCAATTGCAAAGCGTCAGCGTAGAGTACGTACCCCCAAGACCAGTACACCGATGAACACTCGCGTGGATATGGCGTACGTCGATATTAACGACATTGCCCCGTACCCGTATAACCCTAGGGATAACGCGGGGGCTATAGCGTCTGTAGCGAACTCTATCAAGGCTTTTGGGTTCCTAGTACCCGTAGTTATTGACGCCAATAATGTACTGGTCGCGGGCCACACGCGGGTAGAGGCGGCTAAGACGCTAGGGCTTAGCGAAGTCCCCGCGATCAAGGCAGAGTTCCTTACCCCTGACCAGATTGACGCCTTCCGTATTATCGACAACAAGGTAGCGGAAGCGGCAAAGTGGGACTTTGACCTACTATCGCACGAGCTTACGCGACTAAAAGGTTCTGGTCTTGTTTTTACAGACTTTGGTTTTGCACAAGAAGAGATTGACTGCCTTACGGAAGCTGTAGCCGATGATTGCCTAGACACCACTAGGCTAGTAGATCAGGAAGCTAGGGATCGCGTGCATAGAACCGAGCGTAGAGCGCCTGCTACTGCTAGGTTCGTGCTAGGAGAGATTGTGTTTTTTATCCCCGCGAGTACGTACCGTAACTGGGTTAGCGGTATCCGCGAGCTATGCGATTACGACGAGCTAGAAATAGCTGCGGAGGTCAAACGCAGACTAGGCGTAAGTCTGGAGGAGTCATGATTAAAAATATACCCATAGCAGCGCTGGCACCAGACAAGAAAAACCCGCGTAAGGCAGACGATGCACGGCTAGGATTGCTCCGGTTGTCGTTGGCTAAACTAGGTTTTATTATGCCTGTATACGCTACGCCCGGAGGTATGCTTTTGTCGGGACACCAGAGGCAGCGCGTAGCCACGGAGCTTGGCATCGCGTGCCTACCAACCGTTACCGTCGAGGTACCAGAGAAAGACATACAAGGTATTAACATACTGTTTAACCGGGCTACTAACGACTTCGGGGCGCTGGACACCGGGGCGCAGGCGCACGAGAAACTGAATATAGAGACGGTCATAGACGCCGCGGAGTCGCTACCGGATTTTGAGGGCGAAGAGTGGTTTGCGCTCAATTGCAGAGAACAGAGCATCGCCGGTATGGGTAAGGATGATGCGGACAGGTACGACAAAAAAGCGGTGGTCGTGGCCGCTAGTCTAATGCGGATGAATGTGCGCATCCCGGTAGTTGTTTCTGAGTCAGGCCAGATCGTTAACGGCATTAACCGCCTCTTCGCAGCTAAAGAAGCCGGACTGAAAAAGTGGCCTATCATCACCATACCGGATGATTACGCCAAGGTTGCGCTGAACTTCCTCAACTACCTAAGCATGGACTTCCATGTTGACGAGGACTTTGCTCGCATGATGCGGTACTCGGCGTTCCGTCGCCCGCAAAACAACAGGGGTAACGTGCCTAAAGCGTACCGTTTTTGGGCTAACGGCGGTAAGACGTTGCTAGACCGGGACTCGTACAGCACGGAGTACTGGCGGAATTTCCGCGATCTACATGGCAATGAGTTGCTGGATTTTGGCGCGGGGCTTTGTAAGGTAAAACCCTTCCTAGAAGCCCGAGGTATGCGGTGTACGGAGTTTGAACCATACCGTATAGACCCGGACAGCGGTGTCGGCACACCCTCCCCGGACTACTCACGTATGAAGGCCCGCGAGTTTCTGGAAGAGGTAGCGGACGGGCGGCGGTTCTCGTCTATCTTCCTAGCGTCAGTTCTAAACAGTGTGCCTTTCCCTAAAGACCGAATGGCTGTACTCGCTATCGTACATGCCCTGTCAGATAGGGATACCGCTGTTTACGGCACCTGTAGAGATATATCGGACTTCGTGTATGAGTATGGCGGCATCCGGCAGGCTAACTACTTTGTATTCGATTCGGAGCCGGGGGTACGCGTAGGGGACGTAGTGAAATCCCCTAAGATACAGAAGTTCCATACGCGTGAAGAGGCAGAGGAAATGTTCTCTCGGCTATGGCTGAAGCGCGAGTATTGGCCGGGCGGTAATGTGTTCTACTTCAAACTCACTGCGCCTAAAGGCGTGAACGCCAAAGTGCTATCGCAGGCACTTGAGTTAGAATTTGAGCTACCATACGCAGACGGTAGGGACATGGGGCTTAGTGTCTACGCTAAGCAGTGCTTCAGCAAACGTTTAGGCATAGCGATTATCTAGGAGGCTGTATGAGCTTGGAGTTCTCGAAAGACGACCCGCAGAGGATTGTGCATTACCCAAAAAACGCTACGCGTTTTGAGTTTGATAGGGAGGTGGCGGTAATCTTCCCAAACATGGCCCGTAGAAGTATTCCTATGTACGAAGAGGCGCACCGTCTACACATATCGCTGGTTCTGGATAAGTTTATCGATGGGCACGAAGACGTACAGGTAGTTGATGTGGGGGCCTCGCGCGGGGCGTTCCTTAAGGAGATTTGCAATCAATTGCAATGGCCGATTGACCGTAAACACCCGCGCATCCGTATGCTCGCTATCGATAGCTCTGCGGATATGCTAGAGCTACTACGGGCGGAAATGCCGTGGGTTAGTACCTTGCACGCGGAAGCGCAGGGGTTGCGTAGCCTGGATGGCTCCGCGGATGTTATCTCTATGATGTACGTCCTACAGTTTATTCAGGACCCCGCGGACAAACTAGCGGTACTACAGTGGGCATACGATAGTCTGAAGCCGGGCGGGTACTTACTTCTAGGCCAAAAAGACCTAGTATCAAAAGAGTACGAGGAGCTTTTTGCGCAAGAGTATTACAGGTTTCGCTACCGTAACGGATACACCCACGAGGAGATCGTCGCTAAGACACAGGCGTTAAAGAATTCCATGTGGCCTAGCACTCCTGCATGGCTTGAGGATATGTGTATCCAGGCCGGGTTTTCTGACTACGCAGTTACTAGTCGGTGGCTGCAATTTTCTACGAGTATTTGCACAAAGCGGGGGTAATCATGCCGGACAGAGACGGGAATGAGCCTGTAGTTGGTCGCAGGATATCGCGTAGGGGTAGGGCGGGCTTTGCCTTTACGGGGGCATCCCTCTCTGACTCCACTACGGCAGAGGGTTCCGATATCAACAGGGAAGTAGAGCGGATGGCTGCGCCCACTAGCGGTGCGTCCGCGCTACCGCCGCCCCCCGAGTCGGAGGTCATTGCGGGGACACCTAATGAGGAATTCAACCCTCGCGGGCGGCTGGAGCAAGTACGGAGACGGTCCAGCCAATATGAGCGGGAGTATCGACTGAACCTGCTACATCGGCTACTGATGCGTCGCGTACCTATGGACGAGATTGCCAGCCAGTTAGGGTTGTCGGTGTCGCAGGTGTACCGAGACAGGGACGCGCTAAAGGAAAAGCTGCGTGAAGAGGCGCGTACGCTAGATATAGACGAGGTTATCGGGGATAGTAAAGGGTACTACGAAGAGGCTGCCGCGATGGCTATGCGTGCGGCGTCCAAGAGTGACCTACCTATGCCTATTCGCCTAGCGGCGGTACGCACGGCGCTCGCCGCCAAGAACGACATGCACCGCTTCTTCCAGACAGCCGGTGTTTACGACGTATTGCGTTTCCGGCTTGCCCAGGATGGTACGGGGGTGTCCGACGTACGCAGGCTGATGGAGAACACAGAAAAGTTGCTTAGCGGAGAGTTTAGCAACGCGGCGCGTGATGTTATTGATTCTGGTGACCAGGAAGATATAGAACTATGACAGTCAGACGCGTACGGCGCACTGGTAGGCGCAGCACGCCGGGGGTGGCCGATGGCGTGAGCGAGCAGGCCCGTAGTATGGTTATGTCTGCGTGGGAGGAGGCCAAAAGGTGCGAGAACGCACAATTCGGGGAAATGTACGCTACCGCGCTAGAGCGCAAGGTCTACTATAACGATAGTGTACTTTTCGACTTTATGAAGCACCTCACGCATGCCCCGGTGTCTATTGAAGAGTTTATCGAAGGCGAAGAGTATGTAGGTGCTACTGACTTGAAAATCTGGCCGGAGGTGCGGCACGCGGTAATTGCCGCTAATAGAGACTGGTGGAAGGGAATGCCGGCGGCTACGCATGAGATTCTTCTATGCGGGGCCACGTCAACGGGTAAGACAGAGATAAGCAAACTGACGACGCTATACCACCTCTACCTATTATCGTGTATCGACAACCCGCAAGCGTATTACGGCTTACCAAAGGCCACCTCGATTGTTTTTGCCATTATGGCAGCAAAGCCCCATGTGACTAAGAAGGTCATCTATGACCCGCTCCGGCACATGGTGGAGAACATACCGTACTTTCAGAAGCACTTGCGTCCCAGTAAGCTGGTTGAGTCTGAAATGATATTCGAGGAGAAGAACATCCGTGTGACTCCTGGAGGCGTGGACGCCGACTCTATTCTAGGGGAGGCCATAGTCGGCGGCATCATTGATGAAATTAATTTCATGAATGTGGTTCTTCGGTCCAAGAAAGCAGAAGTAACCACGGGCCGCGCGGGGGTGTACGATCAGGCGCAAACGATACATAGCGCCATGACGCGGCGGGTGAAAGGCCGCTTCACAAAGCCGGGGCCTAAGATCGGTATTGTATGCACATCGTCATCGACACGGTATAAGGGTGACTTTACTGATAAGCGCAAGAAACAGGTAGAGGATCATAGCGAGTCCGGGGTGTACATCTACGATAGAGCACAGTATGAAGTAAAGCCGCAAAGTAATTACTGCGGGGATACTTTCCGTCTGCTAGTAGGTAACGACATCCTCAATGATGTACGTATTCTCGCGGCAGGTGATACCCCGCCAGAAGGCGCGCGGGTGCTCGATATACCCGTGGAGTATGAGTCAGAGTTTCGCCGTGATCCGCACTCAGCTTTGCGTGATATTTGTGGAATATCCACTAGCTCGGTGTCTCCGTTCTTCCAGCGGCGCTTCAAGATATACGAGGCTATCGCGGAAGGTGAAGAGGAGGGGCTATCCAGTTTCCTAGTAAAAGACAACGTTATTCTGGGTATCGACGGTATGCCTGTAGTCAAGTTCGGGCACTACTGCACTAACCCCTCCCGCGCGCGCTTCGTGCACGTAGACTTGTCTAAAACCGGGGATCGCTGCGGGATCGCAATGCTTAGGCATGACGGTATGGCTACCGTCAGCCGCACTAATGGGGTCGTGGAGAAGCTACCCGTAGCATCTATAGAGCTAGCTTGCTCGATAGAGCCAGATGCTAATAACGAGATCGACTTTGCCGAGGTGCGCACATGGGTTAAACAGTTACGTGATGTATACGGATACCCAATCAAGGCGGTAACGTACGATGGCATTTTCAGTATCGAGTCTATCCAGCAATGGCGTAAGGCGGGGATGCGTACAGGTAACTTGTCCGTTGACCGCACTTCTGCCCCGTATAAAAACCTGCGGGATGCGTACAATGACAACCGTATCAGGATGTTTAACCAAGATATTTTGATAGCCGAGCTGTTTGATCTTGAGTTCGATGACGACAAAGATAAGGTGGACCATTCGGTACATGGGAGTAAAGACATAGCAGACGCGGTGTGCGGGGCGTACTACTCGCTACTGACTAAACGCAGTTCGTGGGTTGTAGAACAGACCGCAGACCACGAATTAGGTGGCGGGCGTGCAGAATACAATGAGCGTTTTGAGGGAGACAGAAGATGAGTAGCGATGACCCTGTATATCTCGCGGACGGTGTTGTATTTAGCTTTAGACAGAAGACGTATGTGGCCCTCCACGCCCCGTCGTCGTCATGCGCGGGTTGCGCCTTTAGCAATAGGCAAGGGGATACGTGCCGGCTCTGCGGTTCGGGGTTTCCCGAATGCACAGACAAGCGCGAGGCCGAAATAAAATATTTTATCGTTAAGGAGGTAGAGTGCCAACAGCAGTCGATTACATTGTAGTAGCTGTTATCGTGTACTTTGGGGTGGGGGTGGTCAAGTTAGCGCTGATGCTGCCCACGCTAACGCTGGCTGTTGCCTACAGTCTATTTCTCGAAGGAAAGTACAAAAACAAAAGCACACTATTGCATATTGTTGCGTATAGTCTAGTAGCTATATTCGTATCTCTACTAGGCTGGCCGCTGATTATGAAGTCCGAAGGGTTCGGGTTTTTTCGGGCGTATACTGAAGAGGAGGTGATAGCCGCAGTGAATGAAGCTTACGATTGCTACCGAGATAGGAGAATGTAGCATGTACGCTGTTGAGGTTGTTGCCCTAAACCGTATTGTTTCCCGAGTGTTTAGGTCACTGGACTACGACAAGGTTTTGCGGGTGTTTGACGCGCGGAAGCAGATGCGCGCCCGAGAGGTGCGTATGGTGAAGTACACAAATGGGCGGCGCGTGGTACTGAAGTACCTTGACAGAACTAGGCGTCTGTAGCTCCGGCCCCCGCAAGGGGGCTTTCTTTTGCATACAGCGGGCGGTGACCTAGGTATCCCTTGCTAGCAGACCAAGCCTACGGTATTCTGCTAGAGCTAGGGTAGTATTGCAGTATTGCGCGAGAATTCGGTGCACGCAAAGGCTTAGCAACAGTACGGTAACCCCCACAGAATTTTGAAATCAATTTCATTTTAGGAGCAGTAAAATAGCGAGGTATCGAGAGAGGGCAGATACCAAAGGCACCGGCCCGCTAACTTTGCGCGGTCGCGTGCCGGGTGCGGACGTTACCCAGAGTCGCTGTAGTATCTACGGAGTCGTACTATGTGCTCTAGTTGCCTAGTGTATCGTGTTACCGTATTCCACCATGAAGACGGTACGGTGGACTTTGAGGTAGAAGGTATCGCGGGGGATTCTGCATCCCTAAGTTGTGCATCGCAGGTATTGCACGATGTCGCGGATACCCTATGTTTACCTAACGAGGTCCATACGGTGACGTAGCGTGGACACACCCGACGACATAGAGTTGCGGTTACTCTCGCGGATCGCATACTTAGAGGAAGATCGTGCACGTATATTGGAGGCCATAGGGCGGCTGCTAGAGTCCGCGGACGGCTTCGTATCCGACAATCCGCGGGCGTACAATACGCGGCGTATGGTGCAGGTAAAAGCTAGGCACCTCGCGGGGGTTAAAGCTATATACATTCGAGGTTCTTGGTTCAACCCGTAAAAATCTGTGCTGGCACAGGCTTTGCGTAACTAGTTAAAAGTTTGTGCTGGCACAGGTCTCTCATAACTATGGAATACATATGGCTGGCTTCTGTACGCAATGTGCTGAAAGACTGTTTGGTGAGGACTTCGGTGACTTTGCTGGGCTGTGCGACCGTGGTGGTGAAGCGACTGTTCTCTGCGAAGGGTGCGGTGGCATAGTCGGTGTAGACCACACTGGCTACCGACTCTGGAAAAGTAAGAACCTGTCTCTTGACAAAGAATCCTGTAGTAAGGATAATAGCTGACTCGTACCTGAGTTTCTGTAGTCGCAGGTACATTGTGGCTATGTTAGTAACGCGCCCGCGCGTTTTGTTAATCACCGCTTTGTGCCCTACCCGGCGCGGGGGACGTAGCGCTACTATAGCGACATTCGCAGTCGCCGCCGCACAAAGACGCAGCGGCTTCTGCCGATAAGTTGCAGGGTAGTAGCGTTTATACTTTCATCCACCGAAGCAGACAACACAAGGAGCTACACATGGCTGTCAAGAAGCCCCGCAAGCCCGCCGCAGCGAAGCCGACGTATGCGGCTCGCCTGCATCCGAAGGCCCCGAACAACCAGCCGTTCAACGTCGTGGCGCGGCATGGCAAGAAGCGCGGCTGGAGCACCACGCGGGGGCACAACAACCAAGAGAAGCGTGATTAAGGTTCTCTGATGAGCCGGTGAGACTCCGGCGAAACGGTGCGGACAGACCCCGTGAGTCGGTACCCTCCCTACCGTCTTACGCCGCACCGTAAGAACCAGTGCCAGCATATAGGGCAAGGCCCACCCGATATTCTGGCTAGCCGTATCCGTAACGGCGAACGGATAAATGGAGGGTAATGCGGTATCCCTAACCTACCCCGTGCAAGCCTCGTATTGAGGTGGCATTGCCGATTTCTTCGGGGCATCGGAAGCAAGTAACCGAAGCAAAGAACTGCGCGAGTTCTGAGCCGGTGAGAGATTGCAGCAGGCCAACTACAGTCTTGATCCGAGTCAGAATTTGAAATCAGTTGCAAAGGTGATGCGTGTCTAGCCTTTTGGGTACGGTCTCCCGTACCGACCCGTGGCGCTATAGGCCACCGTGTAGATGGGTTATGATTCGTATCGGCGGGCGGCATGTACTGCGCTCAGAAGTAAGAGTACGGGCGTGTAGCTCAGCGGTTAGAGCAGAGGACTCATGGCGTTAAGTTGTGCCATGCGAGGGGAAACCGCGCATGGGATGGTGTCAAATTCGGTGAAACCTAAATCTCTTCGGGGACACGGCAACGCCGAGCCAAGCTTCGAGGCGAAAGCGTCGTTGAAGGTGTAGAGACTAGACGGCACCCACCTAAGGCATTGCGGCTACGGTGAAGGCATAGTCCAGGGAGTGGCGAAAGTCACACAAACCGGAATCCTTTGGTCGTGGGTTCAAATCCCTCCGCGCCCACCACTCACCCCGGATGGTGGAATTGGTAGACACAAGGGACTTAAAATCCCTCGGCGCAAGCCGTGCGGGTTCGACCCCCGCTCTGGGGACCAGTGAATGCACCTACAGTCAGAGAGGTCCAGTGTGGAGCATTTGTCACGTAGAGCAGCACGCCGCCAGCGGCGGAGGGACTGGGTAGCAGGCTCGGTAACAACTCTTGCCGTTGTGGGCGTGATCGGCTTCGGGCTAATTGCCGCAGCACCGCCTGAAATGTACCGGCCGGCACCTGCGACGTACCACCCTACACCTAGCGGCAGCGCCGCCCGGATTCAGTATGTGCCTATGCCCCCATGTACCGGGGAAGGTAAAGACTGTACAGATGTCGGGCCTGATGGCGGCGCTCTACTGATACCGCGTACTGTCCCTCTGCCGCAGGTTCAGCCGCAGGGGAACTACGTGCCCGAGCCGGGGACGTTAGCTCTGGTTGGTATAGGCATCGCTCTGTTGTTGTGGAGTAGGAAACGCCCGCGCTAGAATACGTAGCAATGGCAGTAGGGGTAATCGTGATTGCCCTGGCTAGCAAGACGCTTGGGGTAGACATGGGTGATGAATGAGTAAGCGGGCGGCTACTATATGATTAGCACTTCGACGCACCGAATGCGCCGGGGGGTTAGTAAGTGTAGCCACCGCAAGTAATTTGTTGATGTATAGTTACACCATCGCAGCAACAAACAGACCAGGAGGGTATGATGCTTTTTTCGCGGGTAGCGGTATCGATAGCGGCTCGCCTAGCCGCCTTCGTCGCTTCCCATACTCCAACCGATAGCATGCACCTACGTGCTTGCGCCATTGCGGGGATGTGCACGGGAGAAACACGTAGCCGAGCACCCTTCGCTGCGACCCACCGGCCGGGTAGGCGCGCTGCACTAGGGCTACGGCGATGGAAATCGCCGGCATTGGAGTATGGCTAGCTAGTGGGGCATCTAGTTAGGCACTAGGTGTCCCGGACCAACAGACAGACTGCTATAGAGAGGATAGTGGGTAGCTTCTATACGGAGCTACTCCGGCACAGCCACACGGTGTGGTCCATAAGTGCAGCAGGGACGGCGTAACCCTGTTTACGACCCCTCCGCGCTGGCGAGGTTAGAGGCCAGCACCTACAAAGAAGCGGAATGCGCAGGCTGATGCGCAATGCGTGGCGAGAGCATGGACGAATTTCTCGCGGCTGCCCTATAGACGGGAACAACAGCGACTTAGAGCTAGTGCAAAGCCGGAGATCAGCACCGGCCCGCTTCTTTGTGGGTACCTCGGTCTATACCTGTTGCCGGAACAACAGGAACATTATAGATCGGTCTGTTCCGGCAGGCGGAGCAGTGAGGCTTGCGAGGTACCCCTTCGGGGGCGTGATGGAATGGTAGACTTGGCGGTCTTAGAAGCCGCTGCCGCAAGGCGTGGGGGTTCGACTCCCCCCGCCCCCACCATGAGGTAGGGTGATTGATTGCTCCGGGAAGACACGTGCGGAAACAGGCAGCGCGCGTGGGTGGTATCAGTCACCCTACCTGATGGTTTAACGGTGAGAGTAGAAAGGAGAGGTACTATGGGTTACTATATTCAGGGGCCGGAGCGCGGTAAGGGTAAGTACCTGGAGGAGGAGCACCAAGCGATGCCCTGCAACGTACACGAAGCGTACCTAGCTGTAGGGCACGTTTCGTTGGTTCCGGTGTGCGTAGTGGACAATGGGGCCTTCGACGCTGCGGCGGTAGCGTACAGCAGTGAAGAATTCGAGTGCTTTTCCTACCACGGCGACGTACGACCGAAGCAGTGGTACATCATGAACCGGGTGAAAGCCTACGAACTTTCTGGTTTCAAGGGGTAAGGTATGAAACTCATTCAAGCACTGAAGAAGATCAAGGATTTGCGCCGCAAGGTCGATGACCTGCAAATCCTGATCCGTGACCACTCCGCCGACCTGTCGCATGAGACCCCGGTCTATCCGGACCAGCGGCAGGCAGTGGACTCCTTCGTCCAGGCACGGCAGGACACCCTGAAGGAAATCCTCCGCCTGCGCATCGCCGTCCAGCGCACGAACCTCTGCACGCCGGTTACCGTGACGTTCATGGAGCGGGAGGTTACCAAGTCAATCGCAGAGTGGATTCACATACGGAAGGACTTGGCCGCGCTGGAGCTTGCCTCTTACACGGCGATGACCGACCGGGGCCTGAAGGAAGGCGTTATTCGCCAATCCAACGGCACGGAGCAAGAGGTGAAGATTCGGCGGTATTACGACCCGAAGATGCGTGACAGCATGAAGTCTATGTTGCAGTCTGCGCCGTCCGAAATCGACGCAGCCCTGGAGGTAGCCAACGCGGTTACCGACCTGATCGAGTAATTGCAATCGAGTTCAAACTGGATAGACGTGCAGAGATAAAAACCTATGTAAGAGACACCGTAACTTTCGTCGCGTAAGTGCGAGAGAATAGACAGCAGACAGCAGACCATTAAACTGCCTCGTCACTAGCATTCGGAGCTAGCAAGACCATATCCTGAAGGCTCAAGGGTTAAGGTTTAAGGTAGTAAGGTTCAGTCCTGTCAAGGCAGCAAGGGGTAGGGAAGTAAGGCTAAACGTACCTGTGAGTACGAATGACCTACCGTAAGTTAGGATGTGTCGTCCTTGGGAGCTTGGTAGGCTTCCTGTATGGGTTATCCAGTTATCCATCCTGTAGTTCAGTCGATAGAACACCCCGGCGCGCGGGGAGGTCGCAGGTTTGAACCCTGCCGGGATGGGCCTAATGCTTCAGCAGTATAATGCTCGCCCGCTAATCTTCCACACAGGGATATACATATGAGCCAGCGCACACATGCAACTGTTGCTAGAGACTCTCCGTACGGTATGCCTGTTGGTAGTTGCCTTATTTTTCGTTCTGCTACTCACTAACATGGCCCCAGACACCTTATCGTCGTGGTTGATTCGTTTGGTGTTCTCATGATATTCGACTCGCCTCAGTGGCCTATCGTGCGGGACCCTTCAGGCCCTCGTGAATACTGCGGGGCGGTAAAGAACGCAGTAGTAGTGCGGAGTACACACACAACGCGTAAAGTGTATATCCGCGTACCTACGGCGGTTTTCCCCTTCCTGTCACAGTTGCTCAGTAGTCCTCTGTCGGCTTTCGCGGACGCCCCTGTGTCTTTTTATCTAGAGGAAGATGAAAAGCTGTGGGTGTTTGGGTTCTACGCTCGGGGCGACTACTACGATTTGTGGTCGTACACATCCTTGCCTAAATGGGCAGAGCACTATGAAACCTGAGCCAGCAAAATTCACACGAGAAAACCCCTGCACTAAAAAGCATATATGGAATTGCTTTGCTTCTGCGACGGGATTCACAGCCGTGCCGGTAGTGGAAGCGCAGAGGGAGATAGGCGTAAATGCGCCTAGGGTGATGGAGCGCAACGCGCGACTTACTGTAGTGACACGGCGTGGAGTGGATTACTATGAGCTTACTTCAGATGGTAAAGCGTGGCTTAGGGCTGGGGCGGAGGCGTACATCCGAAACCACCCCTCTGAGTCCGGAGATTTCAGATACCTACGAGGAGAGCACGAAACGGATGAAGCCGGGGGAGCTGGGAGACGAATACGCAGAGTTACACGTCGCGGTTCTGGAGTATAAGGAGGCAGCGTTTGCTGCGGCGAGCCGCATGTATGGCAGAATAACCGCCGCTGGCTACAGCATCACAGATGTTAAGCTCACCACCTTCTATCCTGTAGATAGGCATAGAGTAACGGGTGTGTTACACCACCCGCGGACTGCCGAAGTGGAGCTTACGGTAGTGGCCGCTAAGGCGAGCGGCGCTGTACGAATTACCTTCAAGGTCTAGGGTATAATGGCCTCTCTCACACAGGAGGCCAAGCCATGAGTTACAAAGTTCAGATTCTCTACTTCCGTGACAACGTTCCCACCCGCACGATATACACAGGTCTGACGGAGGCGGAAGCGCAAGCCATCTGCGGGAGTCCCGAAGGCTCATCGAAGACTTGCACCAGGGCATACCTGAAGCGCCGTACAGCGCAGCGGGGTCCGTGGTTTCTCGCATATACTAAGGAGTAAGTTATGAGCACACCCAAGTACGGGAGTTCACTGAACCACAGCCAGACGGAAACGGTGCAGGGTATCCACGTATACGTGACCGGAGATCGACGCTACCTATGTGTAGCCCAGAGAGACAGTAACAACCCGTCTATCGAGAACGTTGTGTTAGTCCCTATGTCGATGGTCCCGGCATTTAGCGCGGCATTTGTCGGCACTACGGCGGATACCAGTGCGTACATCGATGTGGCGGAGAGTTTGGTGTGCATCACTGGGTACAAGTCTGCGGGGGCCGAAAATGCTTCCTGAGAATCTACGAATCAGTGACCTCATCGCAAAGGTGGCGGGAGTTAAGCAGCATCACACCGTTACGGTTCTGCGCAGAGAGACACCAGCCAACGAAGACCACCGTGTCACCGCAGCTACGCAACGTAAGGTGCACAGCGCGTACGAGTCCGTTAAGCACTACTTCTCAGAACAACACGGTGCGGCCGGCGTAGCGGCTTTTACGGCTATGCTGGATGCCGAACTTGCTGAGCGACCCGCGCGTCCGGACACCGGCAATGTCAAGGCGTGTCTTGCCGTATATCGGGATATGCAGGATAAAGGCTTTGTGAAATCGATTGCAAAAGGAAATGTCCAATGATGTACGATATCTACTTCGATCCTGCACTGGCCCGCTGGCGCTTGCGGATGGTGTACCCAATGCTGGTATTTTTCAGCACCACGCGGGAGGTGTATGGCCCTAACTCCACCAACGACAGCCCTGCACCACTTAGCTTTGAGACTTTCGGAGCCGCGCAGGATTACGCAGCCAAGACCGGACTGAAAGACGCCTACACGATGCGCTACCCTAAGCGTATTCCTAGCATGCGGGAGGTACTGAATGGCTCGGAGAATTACGCGCACCAGACGGCGCAGCTTACGCATAACGGTCAGCGTAGCCTGTAGCGCCGTAGAAGGTTACGTAAGTGAGGCGGCGCTGCACGATTGGGTCTGTGCCGCTATCGCGGAGTACCACCGCTTTCGCGCGGGGCATGTGGGGGTAGGCGCGAGTGCTGCTATCACTACTCCTGAGGTTTCCCTTGTCTCTACTGAAGAAGAGGATAGTTAAGCTCACTGTCAAAAAAACTACGGTGTGGGCGGATGTTGATGTGTGGTCGCTTATAATACAGCGATTGCAGAAAGACCGCGCCCGCCGTCGAGCGGGGCGTGCTAGGCCGCGCGTAAAGCGCAATATAGAAAATATGTAGTGGCACGATCAGTAACTAACCATAGTGGAGTACTCGATGAAACTCTCGGGGGTGCAGCTAGCGCACTACAATCACAACGACGAACGCGTGCGCACTTCGTACCTGATCGTTGCACATACCGCCGTGGGTGACGACAGCCTCGCCGTGATGATTCACGACTACGTGTACAACGACGAGCGCGGATACTCTGTCGCAGAGGTTTGTGACCCGGTAGACATGCTACTGGAGCAGTATGATGGCGTAGCGGTTTGCAGTACGGAAGACATCTAAACAAGGAGCTACACATGGCTGTCAAGAAATGGAAACCCAGCGAAGGTAAAGTGGGGCGTAACGCCACCTACACCATCGACGAGAAGGGGGTAATGACCCTGAAGATCGACCTCAACATTCGTCTGGGGCCGTCGGCGAGTGGCAAGACGACTATCATCGCCACATCGGAGGGCAACCATACGGTCGAGGGCGGGGAGGGTGCAGTCATCGGCCTGAACGTCTATACCAAGGAGAAGAAATGATGGATGAGGCTGACGCTAGCGACCTGTACAGTCGCGCCATGAAAGCTGCCGACTACGCCGCCGAGAGCGACTGTCCGGAGCATGCGCGAGCAATCCGTGATATCGGGGACGCATTCTGGGCGTACTGGCAGGCCACAAACAACTTGCCGGCCAATGTAGACCGGCTCCTGGCTACGGCCAGGGAAGAAGCCGATGCGCAGTACATTGGCTGGTTTGGCAGGACCTGCCGACCCGAGTAACTAAGCCCTGCGGCCTGCCCCTATCGGGGGCAGTCCAGAGTGTTTAGACCATCCACACAAGGGTACTGATATGACTATCTCGATTTTCGTCCGTGATGTTGATTCGCAACTCGTGAAAAAATGCTGCCCCGAGTGTAGCGGCTCCGGCCACGCGGCAGACGGCCTGGATTGCTACTTCTGCGACGACGGGTATTTTACGGAGTACGTCTATCCTGAAGGGATGGAACCGATCAGCATGGGTAACACTAATGCCGCTACGGTGATTGCTGCTATTGACAAGCAGTTCAACCCGAAAGACCCTTGCGGTTACTGGGACCGGGATCGTATGTCTGTGGTCCTTACCGTGGTCGAGGCGATGCTCGCCACCGATGCGTACGATTTTCTGGTACGCGAGACCGAGGTGGAGGGGCGGATTACGCATGTCGGCATTGACAGTGTCTACCTGAAGCAGCGTCTAGAGCAGATCAAGAATATAATTCTTGCTGCCCGCAAGGCAGGTAAGACCGTGGCGTACGCTTAAGCAGGGCCGCGCGCTATACTTTGCACACGATTTCAGATAGGGGGCACACATGCTTACCGATGAACAAGTCCGCGCCCTGAAAAAAGGCGATGTTCTGTATAACAACGCCATTTGGGGTACCAACAAGGACGGCAGTGTTCAGCACTACACCGCCATTGTTACCAGTGTTCCTCGCAGGAACGCGAAGAACCCGGTGATCGGTATTAAGCGCAAATATGGTAACCACGGCGAGGGTACGGTCTCCCTGGAGGGCCGCAAGCTGTGGCGGGTATCCGAAGAAAAGTCGGAAGAGGACATGAACGTTCTCGTGTCCGAGGGGGACTTTGCGAAAGCCCGCGCCCGCAAGATGACGGTGCGCAAGACCGAGAACGTGCCTACGCCGGCCAAGACCGAGAAGATCGTAACCGTAGCACCTACTGCGGCCCCCGCCTCTGCCAAAGCGGAGAAGGTGGAGCAGCAGCAAGCGGCTGTATCGCCTACCATGAAAACTCGCCGCCCGCCGCGCCCCTCAAAGCTCAGCGAGGCCGAGTTGTCTGAAGTATCGAAGACGTTGGACAAATACTTTTCGTGACTCATAAAGGAGAACAGGAATGACCAAGACCACCACCACGACTGCCGTACGCAAGCCGCGTACCACTGTCGCCACCAAGGCCACCAAGACCACGAAGACGGTGGCGCAGCCGAAGACCTTCTTCGCGCTCGTCGCTGGCGCTCGCCCGGCCGCCGGGGTACGTCTGTATGCCCACACGCACGCCGCCCTGAAGTTCTTCGGCTTGCTCGATGGCAAGTCCGCGCTGCGGGCAGCAGTCGAATCCGTCATGGGCAAGTCCGCGGTGGAGTACCACATCGCGCACGAGAACATGGCTGCGAAGGAATCGAAGGTGAAGCTCACCCCGCAAGGTCGCGCGAGTTTCGAGGCGCGGGCCGAGACCGGCAAGGTGAATATACCGCTGACCGAAGCCTTCTACGCCGCAATCGCCAACGGCGAGGGGAGCCGTGCCCACCAGATTTCGACGGCACACCTCGTCGCGGTGAAGAACCTCCCGGTCTGAGGCCATGCGCTACCCTACGCTATCTTCCGGGGTAACCCGGTGCGGGTCGCAAATGGGGCGCCCTAACGTAGTGGAGGAACCGGACACAAACGCCCGGTTCCACCTCTACCGCATGCCTATGTCGGATTTCTGCTATGACAGTGGCGGGGCGTATTGGGGCATGGGTGACAACCGCATCGGATGGATGTACCATGCCTACTCTGATGGACCGGACGGGGGGAACGAATGCTTCGTGCGGGCTATTAGTCGGGAGACAGCAAAGGACAAAGTGCGCGAGATATTCTGTAACGCACGGTTCTACAGGTGAGATCATGGCTACGGAATACGCAACATACATGACGCTG